TGGTAGTTGCACCAATAGTAAATGTATCTAAAAGAGCATTGTTTGTACCAAGAGATCGTTGAAGTTTGAAAGATTCTTTTGCAGTATCTGCTAGGAAAACTAAGACAGCTGCAGCTAGAGATCTCATACTAGTTAAGGCTTCTACGGTCTGGGCAGTGGTTCCCAGTATATCTCGCATAGTTTTGGTATTTTCTTTAGCTAAATCATTTGCTTCTTTCATACGATCAGCTCTAGATTCACCAAAAACATCTTGCTTTTTCATCTCTTCGGTGATTTCTGCCATCTTGTCAGCTTGTTGATTAACAAAATCTAATACCTCTGCACTCAGCTCTGAAGTATCTCCTAATTGTTCTTTCATCAATGACTGAGCATCAAAGGTGTCTAGTGTACCATCTGCAATTGCTCGTGCTTGAATTGCTCGTATTGCATCTATATTTGCTAGGGCTTTACTATCGGCTAAATTTTTTGATTGTTCAGCAGCAGCTTCCAGTTGGGCTTGCTTGGCCATATCTTGACTGTCGGCAATTTGTTGAACTATAGCAGCATTCTCTTTATTCAGCTGCATTGTTCTTTCAGTAATAGACTGAATAGACTTCAGTAATTCTTCGTTTTCTCTATTTTCTTTTGCACTAGCCATAGCTTAAAACTTATTTTAGATACTTTGCAATTTTAGGATCTTTAGGATCTGCTTTTCCCATTTTAACCAAATCCTTAATAAAATCTTTTTGTCTTTGTGTTATTTGTTTTGTCACTTTTTCGTCTGCTTTTTTAATGATATTTTGTATATCTCTTTTAAGTGCAGGACTTTTAGACATTATTCTATCGAACTCCCTTTTCTCAATCCTCTTAGCCATATTTCTAAGATAACGACTGATAAAGTTTTCTTCTTTAATAACAGATCTAACAATTTCTCTGATTTGAGATCGTAAATTTTTTTCTTGTGACATATTGTTCCCTCTATATCTATTTATTCTTATATAAATATATAGGAGCTTAGTTTTTTAGCTATTTAGGACGAGCATTTCTAGCAAATGTAGGTACTTTTGGTGGTCCTGAAGATTTGCCACCAGAGTTCTTAGCCTTTTCTATTTCTTCAGCTTCAAATTTGAGTTGTTCATCAAGAAGCTTAAAATAATAAGTTCTAAGGTATACAGGCAGGTCGTAAACATCCGAAAAAGTGAACCCACCTTTTGAGTTATAGCAAAGTTGAAAGATTTGCTTATGCAGAACGGGCCTATAATTAGGCCCCAGGCCAAAAAAAGTTGACACCAAGTGGGATTGACATTTCCCTTTCTTGTCCAGTTATATCTGATACGAATGTAAAGGTCATATCAATATCTGGTGAAACTTTCTTTATTTGTTCTCTAAATGCTCTTGTATCTCTAGATAAGAATTGATTATCAACAAACTCTCTAATAGTCTTAGGAGTTGAATCTCCGTCTACTGCAACTATCATGTGCTTAAGTCTTGTACTTAACTGTGCATCTACTCCAGCATATCCTCTAGTTTTGAAGTTCTTTTTTAGTGCCTTTACTTCTTCTGTAATTTTACCTTCATCACCATGCGTTAAAAGTCTGAATGTAATAGTTCGTTTTGCAGTCGGTAATTCAAAATCAAAGGCATTTTCATCACCAATTAAACTCCAATCTACTTCAGCATCTTGTAATTGTTGTAAATCAATATGAGTTTCTTGTTTTTCACCAGGAGTAAATGGGTCTTCAATTTCTACTTTATATTCTGAACCATATCCCATAACTCTTGCTGCTACCATGATTGCATTTTTATCTCCAATAAGAATATCATCATAATTACAAGGTGTAACGATAAGTGCACGTAATAATCTATCTAATACAACACCTTTTTGTATAAGGTTTTGTGAGGTTAGAATATCTTCCTCTTTTGCTGTCATATACTTTAATTCTATAGTACCTGACTTGAGTGGATGTCCTTCAGGATATAACTTACCTTTACTAGGTAAATCTATAACTTCTGTTGGAAACTTATATTCTGTTTTTCCTTTTGATTCGTTTACAGTTTTACTATTTTCAGCAACAAGCTGTTGTTTGATTTGTTCATCTGTTAAAGACTTTTCTGCCATAACTTATTTCTCCAATGTTCATAACGTTTACGTTTGATATATACATATATAAATATACTACTAAACTAAAAAGAATAAAAAACTCCTAACTTTTTTTTAGTTAGGAGTCTTTCTATTTGTATATTAAAGATATTATTAGAATTGTAAGATCCAGTAGTCACACTGAATAGACATTGCAATTTCGTTGTATGCATTGGTGGCTGTCCAATCTAACGTTCCGAAATCTGCTTCTGTGATAAATGCACCTTTACCTGTCCATTCTTCTACTTTATCACCTACAGGTCCAAGTACATTGATTGTCACGTCTTTCTTATAGAAGTCCGCGTAACCATCTCTACCAGTTACTGATTCGTGGTGTAGTCTTACCCATTCCATAACTGCCTGTGCACCTGAAGGTACAACTGGGTCATATAATGTTAATGCTACAACATCCCATTTAGATTTTCCTTTAACGTATCTAGTAACGTTGATGTGCTCAAGAGTTACAGTTTCTTGTGTAATTTTAGGTCTAGCAGCTTTATGGATTAAGAAAGCTGGTATACCTTCAATATAGAAAATGTATCTGTTTTGCTGTTTAGGCTCAAATGCCGTAAACATTGCTTCATTTGGATCGATTAAGTTAGCCATTTAGTGTTCTCCTCTATTAGTATATCTTTAATATAAATATCGCCTATTCTAATTTTTATTCATCAAACGATGCACCAGTTGGCATAATGTTGAAGTCAATAATGATAAATTCTGCAGCTTTTGCAGGCTGTAAGAATATTTCACCTTTCATTATATTTCTATCAATTATATCTGGTGTATTGTTTGTTTCGTCCATAATTACACGGAATGCATATAAACCTTGGTTTTGTTGTACTGACTCTAAATATGGATTAACAATATTTAAGAATCTTTGTCTAGTTGCAGTCGTGTTGTTTTCAAATACAAGATATTTCGTTGCAGAAGCAATAAACTTCTTAGCAGCGATCAATAATCTACGTACGTTAATTCTATCTAAAGCAGATGGTTTTGCTTGAAGTGTTTTCTGACCCCATACACAAACTCCAGTTCTTGGGAATACTGCGATTGGGTTAATTCTACCTTCATATAATTCATCTCTTTCTGCGTGCGTTAATCTTGTGTATACATCAAGTACTGTAGTTAAACTACCTCTATTAAGACCTGCAGGTGCAAACCAAGGGTGAGCTACTTTGTCATTGAATGCATATACACCAGGAATAACAACAGATGGTGGTACAAACTTAAATCTGTTTGTTGCAGAATCTAATATTTTTACCCAAGGATAATACATTGCAGCATAGTTAGTATCATAAGAATCTGCTTGTGATGTTGCACTTGCTATACTATCACCTTGTAATGAGTTATTTGGATCGAAGATATAGAATGCATCACCTCTATCCTCACAAACCTCTATTGCTCTTCCAATAACTGCTGTTGAGTTAGTGTTTAATATACCTGGAGTTACGATAAGGTTAATATCAATCTCATCAGGATTTGCAATTGCGTTAATCGCTTTATTATATACTGTGTATCCAGTTGCAGTTGCTGTACTTACATCGTGTCCGAACGAGTTTGCTCCTGATAAATCTACTCCTGTTGAAACTCTTAATGCTGGATTAACTCCATCAAAACCTCCTTGGAAGGCCATTGAGAATTTCTTATATTTTAATGGTGAATCTAAAGTTACAAATCCAGATCCTGATTGAGCCATTGTATCTAAGCTAAGTGCTTTGTTGTGTACTTCTGCAGCCGTATCAGATAATGGAGCTACGTAGTTGTAGTTTCCTTTAGCGTTGTCTGAATTAAATTCAAATCCAAAGAATGTTTTTGAATCATCGTGTGACTTAGAAACAACCATAACAGCTGGTGGATAACCTGCAGTTACCGTAGCAACTGGTCCGTTATTAGTATTTATAGTCATTGAGAATGGTGACTTATAAGCATCGTGTCCAAATGGTACAAGTTTTGGTGAAACTACTTTATTATCTACAGCTTCATCTACCTCTATTCTAATATATTCTGAAATATTAGGATACATTCCGTTTACAATTAGTTTTCCTGAAGAATCATAAGATCTATATTGTGTTCCAATTCTACGTCCAATAAAGTTTGGATTATCTGGATCGATACTTAAATTTGCATAAGTTTCTATAGATACAGGTCTAGTGTCTGTATCGTCATATTTTCTAACTTGTAAAGTAAATGAACCATAATCGTCTCCTTTTACAGAACCAGCTTTCTTTACGTTAGAAATAGATATTTTGAAGTCATCATTAACTGCATTACCATGGCCTAATGTATGTACCTTAAATAATCTAAATGTACTTCCATTAACAGTTTGTGAACGTACAAAAGGAGTACATGCGTGAGAATATCCAGCCGCTCCAATTGGAGAGTATGTTCCACCGTTAAAGTCTAGATCCATTCTAGAAGAAGTCATTGTTGTTAATTGTATTCCTCCTGTTCCTGTAAGGTTGGAGAAGCTTGAATCTTCAATATGTTGTGCCATAGACTCAGAGTTAAATAATGAGTAAACATATACAGCTTGTACTGGTGTTGTTGCAGAATCTAAAGCAGTTGCAGGTACATATCTACCTGAACTTTGACCTAAACAGTTAAGAATATAATCTGCATTATCTTCATCAAAAGAGAATGTAAGATTTGTTGTAGCCTCTGTATTTGTAAAGCTGTGAGATACTACACCATTAACAAAGTCTACATTACCTGCTGCAAATGCTCCGATGTTTTCATCACCTGCAAAAGCGGCATCTTCATCTCTTGCTGTTGGGTGAAGTACTGCTCCAATGAATCCTGATTGAGTTACATTACCAGAACCTGATAAAAATGTATATGCTAAAGCAGAATTGCTATTACTATATCCAGCTAAACCTAGAGTTCTAACAATCGTTACAGCTCCGGCATGTCTTATGTATTCTTTTACTGTGTAAGGAACGTATGTTCCGTCTGTTCCTGCTCCGAATTGGTCTTGGAATTCATTAAAAGATCTGATTACCTGCGGTTCAAACGCAACACCTTTTTGGGTATTACCTATGATAGCAGCTCCAATTTCTCCAATACCAACTGGCAAAAATGATAGGTCGTTTTCTTGTGTAAAAACACCTGGGCTAACAATTCTTTCGGCCATGTTTTTTTCTCCTATATGTATGTTTACTTTATGAAAAACACTCTAAGTTCTAAGTATTTCTTAACTATATATAAATATCTGGTGGATTCCCAAAATACTATCTAGAAGCTGAAAATTTACCTGTAGATATGTCTAACGATCCTTCTCCGTACTTCTTACTAAGTTCAGAGGCCAAGTTAAGTTCTCTTGTTTTTATATCATCTAAAAGCTTTTCTAACTCTTCTCTCTGTTTTACCATTGCACTTTCTTGAATAGCAAGTTGACCAAATGCAACAACAAGATTATCCATATCGGCTTGTAGTGTTTTTAATTTTTCAAGATCTGCAGATTCAACTGTTTTTTCAGTTTCTGCTTTTTTAGTTTGTCTATGTTCTTTGAGCTTTTGCTCGATATCGGTATCTATAACCATTTACTTTCTCCTAAAAATTACTATTTTTATACTTATCTATTAACTTATTACTTGCCGGATCTCCGCTTCCTTCAAGTCTTCTTTTTGTTGAATCCAGTGTACTTCCTTCATCTATAAGTGAACCTGTTGAATTAACATTAGATGAATTTTGGTTTACTGGTTTATCTATATCATTAAATACAAACTCTGTAGTAGTTAACTGTTTAGCTGTAAATACTCTCTTTGCAAAGTTACTTGCATCTTTCTGCACATTATCTGGTATAATATAACCATTCATTGTTATTTGAAAGTTTGCTCTAACTGACCTATCCTGTCCTTGTTCTAATGTATTTTCAGTTGTAAAACTGTCCATCATTGCTAAAAACTTAAAACTATTTTTATCACCCCAGTAAGAGTTTGCATTATAGTTTATATCTTCAATTATCTTATTCTGTTGTGCAACATATTCTGTCCATACTATAACTTCATACGTTATCTTTACATAATCTGGTATAATAACATTATAGTACTCTTTAGATGGTTTTACACCTTGTAATATATTCCATCTATCATATCTATTTCTAGGGTTATATCTAGTTGCAAATTGTCTAATAACATTATTAGGATCTGCTGCATCTATTTTATTACCCATCATACCTTCTACTCTTTCAAGATTTGTTCGTCTATACATGATTACAGGTATTTGTATTTTTCCTTTATCGTCTCTAAATACACCAGACTTTTGCACAGATTTCCATCTCTCTGGAGAACCATAAACAATAGGTACATCTATTACTTCTTCTCCATCATCAACCTTAGGTTTTATTACTTGATTGAAGTAAAAAGTTATTGCTTCATCAACATCATAAAGTCCTATGGTTATATCTTTAACCTTTGATTCGCCTTTACTTATTTGACTGGCTCTATTACTTGCTATGTTATTAGTTCTTTTTGCCATTATAGATTAGATATTCTATTATTTGTACCAGATCGTATTTGTTCTAGTCTTAATTTACTTTTTCTTGTTTCATGTGTATTTACTATTATTGAGAAACTAGAACCAAACTCTCCACCTAAAGAATCTGTTCTTTGACCATCAATAAATCCTTTATCTGTTTTAGGGTTTTTACCAAATAAATACTGATGCTCTACAACTGCATCTACTTCCCAATATATTGCGTCCCACCAGATAATATCTCCAACTTCTAATACTACGTTTGCAGCAGGAGTTCCAATACTACCAGCTGGTAATAAATCATCTCTTAAGAATCTAAATTTAGACGTTTGACTAACATCAGGTCCAAATTCATCACTTTGCCATTCTTCCTCTTCGTGGTCTACTAAACAAGCTACTCTTACACCAGGTTTATACACTTTATTTAGAGCCTCTCCATATAGATTACCAACAGTATCATAAATTGCTGACTTGAAAATATCAACTTCTACATCGATAATTTCATTTATCAACTCTCTATTCAAAGTCCTGAATAGGCTTATATCTCTTTGTCCTCCAAATAATGCCATAATTAACCTATATAAATTGGATAAGGTATTCTGTTGAGTGTTTCACCCATAAACTCAGCCTCATCTTTTTGTCTTTCTAACATGTTTCTTCTGCTTGTTTGTTCCAAATCTTCTCTAAGCATATTCATTAAGTTTTCTTTTTCAGTAGAAGCTTCATTTCTTAATGTATCACCATCTAGGTTTGTTTCACCACCAGGAATAGGTATACTTCCATATTTACTACGAATACTACCTAAAAGTTCTTTTGCTAATGCTAATGTATATTTTCTAATCCACTGTTTTCCTGCATGGTTTATCTCTACATACTTCATATTATTATATGTTGCGTTTGAGAAGTCTGTTATTGTTGAGGCGTCAGATTTTAATGGATTCTTTCTATCGTTTCTAACTATATATTGAAAATATATCTTAGCTGTGTCTGTTGGTATTGGATAGACACGTAATTGATTATTTACTAGTTCAAATGTATATGCAGACTTTCTTATTTGGTCATTAAATTCTATAGCTTGTACTCTAAGAAGGTCATCATACATAGGCAACATTAAGAAATTAACAGCTGGTGTATATTGTCCCCAACCAAAACCTTGTAGCATTTGTTCAGATCCAGCTCCAGTACCAACATAAGGGTCAAAATATCTAGTTACAGCTGGTGCTGGCTCATAGAATATTCTTTTTATTTCTATTTGATTACCACTCTCAGATACATTTGCCCATAAACTATCTAAGTTATATGTTTGACCAGAAGCTGAGCTGACAGTTATAGAACCCGTCTTATACGTTACATCTCCTCCTGCTCCTGCTTCAGTTCCATATTGAGTAGCAAGAGTTATCATTCTATCAAAATTAGGTGTTATTTCTCTATGAGTAAGATTAGAACCAGATGCTGTACCTTGTAGTGTTAGTAAATTTTCTTTAATATTAAAATAGTTTACTTGAGAACTATATTCAGTTATTGCTTCTTCAAACACTGCATAAAAGCTACCTGACTGAAGTTCTACATCAACAATAGGATAACCTAATCTCTTAGCGCACCATGCAGCTGTATTATCTACATCATTTACAAATGCTGTTTCTGAATCGTAGAATCCAAAAGGTGTTTGGCCTAAAGCAAAGGTTGATGTTCCTGTCCAAATTGGTATTTGAGTTGCCATATTTTTCCCTGATATTTTAGTTAACTATTCTTATATAAATATCAAATTTATCCATTAAATTTTATGGTTTTTATAGTAGTTTAATATATCTTCTAAAATTGGATGTCTGTGGTTAGAAAGTAGTTCAATTGTATGTAAACCATCTACCTCTTTTACTCCTCTTAAAAAGCCTAGACCACTTTCTCCATTTCGTTTTAAGTCTACTTGGTCAGTATCTCCACAAAACATCATTCTACTATTTAATCCTATTCTTTGCAGAATCATAAGTGTTTGGTCATGGTCTAAGTTTTGACACTCATCAACTATTACACAAGAATCTAAGAATGTTCTACCTCTCATATAACTAACAGGTACAATTTCTATTTGACCTTTAGTTATCATTTGCTCTACTCTTTCTTTTCTTAATAATTGATACATATTACCATATATTGGAGCTACCCATGGAGACATTTTTTCTTCCATATTTCCTGGTAAATGACCAAGGTCTTCTTTACTAATTGTTGGTCTAGTAATAATTATCTTTTTATAGTTTTTTTCTAATATTCCATGAAGTGCAATCTGACAAGCAAGAAGTGTTTTTCCACTACCAGCTTTACCTAATATTATTGATACATCGTTTTGTAGTATTTGTGCTTTTGCTAGTTTTTGTTCTTCATTTAGTGATAATAAGAATCTATATCCTTTCTTATTATTTTTTTGACCATTTACAAAATCTCTTGCCATAATAACCTCTCCTACGTCTAATTATTCTTTAATATATTTACCTCTTCTATTAACTCATCTATCTTTTTAACTAAAAATTGAACTGTTTCTTGTGATTCTAAAGCAGGTTCTGTAGATTCTACTTCTTGTTGTACTTTACCTAATGATCCGGAAACTTCAAATTCTTCTGATGTTGTTCTAATATTTGGCATTATACTTTCTCCGCTGATATGTTGATATTGCATCTACAATTACCACCAGTTTGTCCTGTGTTGTCTGAATAAAAGAAGTATAATTCATCTCCCTTACTCATACTAATCGGGTTATTATTTCCTGATGGAAGTAGTGCTGAAGTTGATACATTAAAAGTAGGACATCTTCTTGATGCATTACTATTGTGATTAAATAACTCACTATTTACTCCTAATGGTATTAGTGATACTGAGCTACTTGCTTCAAATTGTCCTGAAGGTATTCTCTTAAATAGATAAAAACTTCCAGAAACTGAACCATCACTGTTGTGTCTATTTGAAGCATAAGTTACAGTTGCATTAAGATTATCAACATCAAAGGGCATAACAAAGGCATGTGATTGTGACATTATGTTCATATTACCATCTCTAGGGTCAAACAGAAAGTTTCCTATCCATGCTCTATCTGACCATGCCCAGGTTTTATTACCTGATATCATGTGTCCTGCTTGAAATGTTGGACTAATATTTCCTCTATTCACCCCAAAGGCATGAGTAAGTAATGAAACTGTTTGTCCTCTATATTCACTTGCACTTATTATACCAGATGCAGTTATGTGACCTCCTGTTGGATCTATTGTAATTGTTATATCATCACTCTCATCCTGAATTTCAATAGTGTCATCAGCTCTTAATTGTAGTCTATCATCAGCATCAATGATTATAGAATTATCCAAGCCTTTGATAAATTGGTCATCAGTTTCAGTATGGTCAAATGATATTCTTCCCTGTCCTGGAACGCGAAAGTTTGATGCATATATAGTTCCACTTGCGCTTATTTCACCTGAAGCTGTTACATGCGCAATTGCATTTCTTCCTAATTGAATTGTTGAACCTGTAATTACAGTGTCAGTTGTAAGTCTTCCGAATACGGTTCCTGAATCTACAAATAATGCTTTTGCTCCTGATAATTTATATCCTGTTCCACTTGTTGTCGCATTATGAAAAGCACCCTCTACATATCCAGCAACATCAACAGTACCTGAGCCTGTTATATTGCCTTCAAAATTAGATACACCTCTATAAGAATTAACTTTAGCTGCGTCACTAAGTCCTATTCTTAATGTGGTTCCATCACTGGCGAGAATTAGTTCTTCCTTAAGATAATATACTAGAGCTCTTACATCGCCACTTGCACTTATATCACCTGAGGCTGTTATTTGACCTTCAACATTTAGTTGTGTTATTCCTGTACCGGCTCCATTTATAACACTAGCACTTATTGCACCTGAAGCTGTTAGATTTGTTGCAATTATATTTGTTGTCTCTATATTTGATGCCGTTATATTTGATGCCGTTACATTAGTTGTATTTGCAGACTCTCCTCTAAACTCTCCTGTTCCCTGTAATTCAATATTTACATGTGAAGATGCTGTTAGGTGGCCTCCTATGCCAAATTGGTATCGAGTAGATCCACCTTCTGCTATGAGCAGTCTTTTTTCATCGGTTAAGGTTGAAGCGTGTTTTATTGTATAATCACTGTCAACGCCAAATTTTATTCCTTGACCATCGCTGGTTCTAATGTTCATTCCAGCAAGTATCTGTTGATTTGGCTGCTGAAAGGTAAACATAGCATCTCCGTTAGTTACTATTTGAGCTACAGTATCCTTAAAATTTATGTTATCGCTTAAATCTAGATTTGATGCTGTTATATTTGATGCTGTTATATTTCCAGTAAATGTATGAGTATCATCTGAAGAATTACCAAACATGGTAGAACCTGAGGACACATTTACAATACTCTCTGATACAACATAGGTTTGAGCCGTTAGTGTACCTGAAATTATTACATTTTCACTATCAAATTGAATAGGTAATATACCACCTGCGCCATCATACAATTGTGATTCACTGACTTGTACAAGACGGGTATAAGTATCTGATATATTCTTTCCCGTTAGATCCGCCATCTATATAACCCTATGAAAATTTTTCTAATGCTTTTAATACCGTAGATATAATATAAGACTTGTCTTGTTCAGTTAAAGTAAAAGATGATTGGTAATTAGATATAATTTCTGTTAAATCATCTCTTTTTTGGTCTATATTTTTTAATGTTATTTTATGTTTCTTTATTTCACGCAGTATATTTACTACATGTGTTTTCTTATCTGTTTCTACTATAACTTTCATCTTTGGTTTACTCTCCTGTATAACTTCTTGTGATTGAGACTTTACTTCTACAGTTATTTTTTTACTTGCTTCAACTATAAAGTTAGAACTCCATGGTTGAAAATAGGTATCATCAGCTATAACTTCTAATTTAATATCTCCAGTTGTACCCTCTGGTAAAAGTCCTTGTAATTTTTTGATTGGTACAGTACATTTTCCTGAAGAATCTACTTTTCCTTCAAACATTATATTTGCAACGTCAGAAGATACTATGATTCTTGATTTTGCGTTTGTTAATGATGCTCCTGTTAGGTTTATTTCGCAGATAAAGTTTTCTTGTTTATCTGTGTATACTTTATATTGCATCTATTATCTCCAAGCTTGGTTTTGATACTTCTTCTAAAGCAAACTGTATTGAATCAACTGTTATTTTTGCCTTAATACTTTCTTTAGATTCTTCGTATATTTTTATACCATCTCTTTTACAAACCAATGATATAAGCTTTTTAACTTTTTTAGGTTCTAAGCCATCTATTATGGCAGCTTGGTTTGAATCTCCAACTTGTTTTACAACTTCTAGAAAGACTCCTTCCCATACTTCAGTTGCATTTTCCCAAGTTACCTGATATTCTTCCCATTTAGCTTTTATTGCCATAACTATAATAAATATAAGGAAGTTATTGAAAAAAGAAAGAGGCTAGTAAAAACTAGCCCCTCTCAAATCATTATATGATTAGTATGTTATTAAACGTTTACAACGTCTTTACAAAATACTTTACCATAGAATTCTGGTCTTACAACTTTCTTAGCATAACGAGTCATTACACCTTTACGTGGAGTAAAGTTTGTAGGATCGTATACTAAAGGAGTCATAATTAGCGGTACGTATGGAGCATAAACAGCACCAGTTTCAAGGAACTGAGTTCCTCTAAAGCCCATAATAATTTCATCCTTTTGGATGTATGGGTTTTTGTAAACTGTAAATCTGTTGTTTAGTGCACCAACTTTTTGTACACCCATTGCAAATGATGATTGGTTACCATCAGTATCTGCAGCATATCCTGGAATAGATTCTAAGATTGTTGCAACTTCTGGTCCACAAACTAAGAAGTTTGCTCCACCTCTCATTGTTTTTGCGTGGATTTTGTTCGAAACTTTTTGGATTTTAGTACCTAAAGTTTGGAACCATGTACCTTGGTTGTATGCAGCTGCAGCAGCGCCTGCCGTCCAGTCTGCTTCACCATTGTCAGTAGTACCATCGTGAGTTTCACCAATTGTAGCTGACCAGTACTCTGTAGTTAGAGCATTTTCAGATAACATTGATAAAATTTCAAGATCGATTTCCATTGAAATATACTCAGATAACATTGAAGTTAACTCAGCCTCAGCGTCAATACTGTGGTAAGCGTTCAAGTCTTGAGCAAATTCTGGAGACCATACTGCTTTCAACTTACGTGTCTTAGCAACGATAGTCTCAGATCTTAATTCAACATTTACTTCTGGAATAGAAATATCTGCTCCTGAAGTATCTTCAAAATCACCTCTTGTTGCAGCAGTTGGTTGCTGATAGAAGTGAACAATATTACCTGCAGCATCGTTATGAACGATAGGTAATGTTGCACCACCAGTACTTAAAATAAATGAAATAGATCTTTCATCATCAGTTAATTTAGTGTAAGCTGGTTGGTTCATAGCTTCTGTTAATAACGATCCAGATACGAATCTGAACGCTTTAACACCTTCTAAGTCAGGTCTAGTAAAGTCAGAAACAGAACAAGAAACTACATATACAGTTCCTGCTGCTACTGATGCAGATAGATCTGAATCATAATCAACGTCAGCCCACGTAGCTGAAGCAGACTTAACAGTTACTACTTGACTAGTTGCGTTCATTGAATATCCGAATTTACCTTGTCCGTAAAGACCTCCAGTAGATTCGCCTGAAGCTGAAGTAAGACCCATAATATCCGTGTTTTGTGTAAACCCGTTGTTAGCCTTATCAGTTCCATATTTGAAGTCTAAGAAAAATACAAGTCCAGATGGAAGGTTCATTGGTTGAACAGATACAAAATCTTTTGCAGCTATTTCACCAAAAATTCTTCGAACAAGTGGAAGAGCCACACCAGACCATTCTTCAGCATTAGCACCAGCTCTGTTAGTTCTCGAATTTTCATCGATTAACTGACGAGCTTGGTTTTCTAAAAGAACAGCCATTCCTGACTTTTCATACTCATTTCCGATACCTTCTAATAAACCAGTATTTTCCCATTTTGATGTAAGTGCTCTTGCTTCGTCAAGTTGCTTTCTATGAGCTGCACCTGCATCTGTTAATAGGTTGTTAATACTTTCCATTTTAGAATTCTCCTCTAATTTTTGTTAAGGCGGATTACAATAATCCTGCCAATTTTTTCATTCTACTAGCCATTTCGTTACCTTCACTGATAACTTGTTTTGGCTTAGTTGTTGTTTGCGCTTTTGAAGCTAAACCTTCAGTTCTTAACTTTTTAGTTTTAGAAACTGGAGTTTTAAGGCTTTCAGCTAAAGTTGTGTAAACAAGCTTCACTTCTCTTAATGAGTGAGCTCTGTCGAAAGTTTCAATAACTCTCATTTTCTGAGACTCAGTCAAGTTTTGAGACTTGAATAATTTGTTTGAGAACAATAGTTTCGCATTAAGAAGATTAACTTCATTTAAGGTAGCTTTCAAAGATCTGATTGTATCATAAGCTTCTTCAAGTTGCTCTTTATACATCTCATCTTTTTCTTCTTCCTCTTTTTCTTCATCTTCTTCTTTCAACGCTGCTAAGATTGATTCAATGTTTAGGTCTTCTTCTTCCTTCATCATTTCATCTTTCTCATCTTCTTCAGACTTTTCTTTTTCCATTTCAGACTCTTCCTTCATCATCTCATCTTTTTCGTCTTCCATTTCTTTTTTCTCATCTTCCATTTCAGACTTTTCCATTTCTTTCATCATTTCGTCTTTTTCGTCTTCCATTTCAGATTTTTCGTCTTCGTCCTCTTCGAGTTCTTTGATGATAGCTTCTAATTCCATGTCCATATCGTCGTCGTCTTCGTCACCATCTGCATCGATGTTTATTGTAACGTCTCCGTCGTCTTCTTTGTCCATATCCATATCCGCTTCTTTCTTCATCATTTCGTCTTTTTCATCGTCTTTCATCTCGTCCTTCTCATCGTCATCTGCTTCTGTAAGTTTATCAACAACCTTAAGGTTTGCGTCTTCCGAACCATAAGCTTTGCTAATTTTCTTAGTTTCCGCATTTTTTTCTTCATCGTCACCAGATGCCATGTTAACTTTATTGTCACCAGCACCGATTCCTGAAGAATCTGACTGCTCATCTAACTCTTCTTCGATTTTGTTAGATAGCATAGATTGAAGTCTTGGAGTGAAAGCCTCTTCTAAGGCCAATTTAGCGTTTGCGATTGCCGTTTCTCTAACAGCTTTAGCGTCAGCGATAGCTTCTTTAAGTAAGTTGCTACTTGCCATTGCGTTTCTCCTAATTTTTAATTTGGAAATAAGATTATTGAGAATCTTAATAGGTGGGTTATACTTGATTGACACCATATAAGATGATGGTGTATTCGAATATAAATATATCTAGATATATCCAAAAATAAAAAGAGAGCTAAAAATATTAGCCCTCTAGTTAAAAAATATATTAAATGTTGTTATTTTGCTCCTTTGTCTGTCATGACAAGCCAACATTGATTCTTTCCATACTTTCTCTCTTGTATTGCATGAGCTCTTTTTTGCATTGCTTTAGCTCTCTGCATTTTTACTCTCTTAGTATGAGAAGGTTTTTCATAGTATCTTCTATTTTTATATAGAAATAATTTCTCTGAATCTTTTAGCTGGCGCTTTAGATATTTCATGGCTCTTTCTAGAGTTCCTGAATCTCCATCTGGTACCTTAACACCTTCAGGACATCCTTCTAAATAAAAATCGGCTCTAGTGTGACGCTTCTTGAATGGCCTCTTCTTGAAGTCTTTTTTGTAGTTGTTTCTTTGCATTCTTTCTTTTTTTAGTTAAACGTTTAATTATCTATAATATAAACAAAAAAATTGACATATAAAAATATATGCCAACTTTTTTTCAATTATTTTTGATATAATTATGCTATATTAACCAATCCCTTAAACTTCATAAATTGCTTTTTTATCTGCTTAAAGGCCTTATCAACTCTCTTGTAAGGTCCAGGCATATCAATAGCCATCATATTTTGAGCTCTAATTATAGATTGCATAGCTTGGTCAAGTTCTTTTCGATGTCTACTAGTTTTCATTCTAGGCGCAGCTTCATTTTTCATAGATTTGCCTATAGCTTTTCTTCTATTCATAAGATACTTATCAGTTCCATCTTTATCACCGTCATTATCTATATCGCCATCTTCTTTACCAACTGGATCCATAGCTTCACCTAAGTCATAATATCTACCAAGTTTATTTCCTAAGTCTTCATACAAAGATTCTAACCTATGCTGCATTCCAACCATTTCTCTAGCAGTTTTGGTGAAAGCCTTCGCTGTATTATTTATATCTTTAGAGTCTCTTTTTATAGTTACAGAATCAAACCAATCATCTGATTCATCAATAATAAAGTTGCTTGCGCCAGACATTAAAGTTTCCATATTTTCTATAATAGACCTAAGTTCTGATTCTCTGTATATGTGTTTACCATATTCATTAAATTTTGACATAGCCTCTAAGAATGTTTTCTTTTGTTCTGGAGCTAATTTAGATTCTGCTAATATTTTTCTAAGTTTCATTTTTATTCTCCTTAACCTGGGAAGTTCATATTTCTCATTAAAACATATACTTCAGCATTACTTGTATCTGCTACAACTACTTTACTAACACTTGCTTCAACTAATCCAGGCGCTCCTATATCTCCTCCAGCAAATAATATGTTTGCAGTTATAGAAGAACCATCTGAAAATGTTATTGTAGTTCCTGATGCTCTACCTGCTGTATTCTTAATAAATACTGCAGATCCACCATAATTAGAACCTGTGAAGTTTGTTGTTGTATCTTGTCCACATTCAACTACACCTCTAAATTTACCAGGATGACCTAATCTCTTAAAGTCAGTATAGTTTTTTCCTGTTCCGTCTGTACTTAATGCCATTATTTAATCTCCATATCTACTAATATTTCTCTAATTATAGAGTTAACCTTGCAATACTTATCACATGATTCCCATTCACTAACTAGAGCTTTATTTACTGATTCTGTTATTGATGTTGGCTTCATAAAAGCTCCATGTGTTGAAGGGTTAGATACAAAGTCCCAACATATAAGTTCAAAGTCATTTCCAACTTGTACTGTGTTTTCATCTATTTGATTAACACTTCCTAATCCTCTACTACTTATTCCTAGCTTTATTCCAGCCTTTAATAATTCTTTTAGTATTTTTCCTGCTGGAGTATCTAATATTTCTACTTTTCCTACTACATCATCGCCTTCAAAAAATGCATCTAATACATTGTGTGAAACATTTTGTAGATTGACAACAGAAGACTCTGGATGGTCTAACTCACCTAAAGCTCTTTTTTCGGCTATTTGAACCTTCTTATATGATTTCACTTCTCGCATAAGAATATCTTTAGGGTATATTCTACCGTTTTGATTCTTTGCACCAGCTCTTTGTAGAACTCCTTGTACAACAACTCTTCCATTGTTATTAGCCTCAGATTCTGTAATCATCTGCGGAGAAACATCGAAAAGTGTATAATCTATCAATAATTGTTTATTAGTCATATTAAATTACTCCAATAGTTTTATTATCCTATATCACCTGTTCCATATAAATCTGCTCCAGTTGGAGATGCATGGTCAGCTAATACTGTACCAAACACAGAAACTCCTGTTGCTGAATTATAGAAAAACTCTATAACAGAACCAGTAGCTCCACCTTTTCCTGCTTCTGCAACTGAAAGAGAAACGTGAGTTGCTCCTACATCTGCAGCTCTATATAATGATTTTGCCGCTGCATCACAAGCTATATTAAGACTACCTGTAAGTTTTGTTGTAGTTCCATCTGGTCCTATCCTAACATTATTAGCATTGTTTCCTATAATAACCTTATAGCTAAGACCAATATTATTAGTTGATGCCTCAGGTAATTTCACTATAAAGTGATCTGATGCAGTTCCTTGGTCGGCAACATAAACTATACCACCAGTTGCATCTCCATCACCAGTTATGGCAGTATCTGCAGATTCTGATGCGACTATTTGAAACGAACCATGTCCTTGATGACAAGAATCTATTAGATCTTGAAAGTTTGATTCTGTTGGGACATCTCCAGCGTTGAAGTATCCCTTTAATGTTGTTTTTCCTACATAAGACATATATTATCTCCTCTTATTTATTCGTAACTCGATGTTGATTTTGTAGGTGTTTAGTTCTTTCTTCCCACAAAAACTTTTCTCTATTAAACTTCTTTTTAGCTTTTTCCATATTTTCTGAAATTAGCTTTTTATTTTCTGGTCTATTGCTCCAGATTTGCCATGTAAAATTATACATTATATTCTCCTAAACTTGATACCAAGTACCTCTTTTTCTATATAAGTCAAAAAATACTTTAGCTATTTCAATTCTAATAGCCTTTCTAATATCCTTAATATCTTCTTTTGATAGCTCTTCTTTTATGTTCTTTCTTTTATCTTTCATTATGCAGATAATTCTCTAAGCTTATTAGAAACTTTTAATAATCTCTCAGCTATCTTTCTCATTCTAGGAGTACTTGACTTCCAATAGTTATCTTTAGAAACACCAGCTTCCTTTTTAAGTTTAGTAGCTCTACCTATTATTCGCTCTATCTCAAAAAGTCTTTTGTTTATTTCCTTAATAGCTCCATTAACCTTTTGTCTAGCATTTTTTGTTTCATCTTTCTTAAATGAAGGGTAATTTAACCCAAATATTTCTGAAATTATTTCTGAATGTTTCATAGCTTCTCCCAAAGGTTTCTTATTTTTCTTTTTCTTTTTTGCCAAAGTATAGCCAGCTGCTTTTGCAATTTTCTTTCTCATTTTTTCATACTTAGGCTTTCTACCTGTAAATGCATAAGGACTATTATATCCTGGCAAACCAGCAGTTGTGCTTATTTCATCAAGCTCGTCTTCTAAGAATAATTCTACAAGCTCATCAATATCTATTTTATCTTGTGGCATTCTTAACCTCACTTACGAGTTCTGATAATCTTAATATGTTAAGAATTTTCTTTTCATCTATTTTTCTTTTTCTTAAAATAGACGTTTTAAGTAGTTTTGCCACTTCTTTAAGTTTAATCTTTACTATCTTATCATCGACCTTACTTAGATTCTTACTTAACTCCTTTAGTTGTTCAGCAATTACTAATTGTAGTTTTTTTCTAAGTGTCTCTGTATTTGAGATATTATTTATGTATTCTCTAAGTATCGCAGATTGTGATTCATCTAGTTTGTTGTATTTAGAATTAAACTTATCAACTAAAACTTTATATGCTAAAAGTCTTAAATCTTTGTCTTCTCTTCTAAATGCCTCTACCATTCTGTCTACGTTAGAATTTGAAGTAGTTTTGCCACATAAGTGTTCTACTATATTTGCTCTTGAAGTTAAAGTTGATTTTGGGCTAGTAAAAGTTTTTGTGCAAGACTCAAATAATGTAGATATAGCCGCATTTACTTTATATTTTCCTAATTTTGCCTTAAAAAATTCTTCTATATTATAGTTGTTTTTTATTTCTTTAATTAGGTTATATTTTTCTCTTCTAAGCTGAGCATTGTTTAATTTAGCTCTCTCTTTAATAACTGTATCTATTGCAATATCTGCTCTGGTTGCCGTAGTACAAGACTCATCTAATAATACCCTAAATAAGTGTAATTCTTTCTTTATTACAGTGTTTTTGTTTTTACCAAAAAACTCCTTTACTATAGATACAGCAGGAGACTTTTCAACTCCGTTTAGTGTATCTGTTGTTATCTGTCGAACTAAAAGTTCAAACAGAATACCTGTATTTTTTACTTTCGAATGTTTAGCCATGTTTGCACCCTTCTACTTATACTTTATCTCTTATATAAATATATCTAATTACTCCTTTGTATCTTCTTCTGACAATAGATTGTTCTCGTCAAGCATAGATTTTTCATTTAGTGCAACTTTTTTGTCGTTTTTCAACATATTTACAACTTCTTTAGCTGCGAACTTAATGCTTCTATCTCTATTCTTTACATCTCGAACTCTTGTTTCATTTCCTAAAGGATCTCTACCTCTTGGAGCTCTTTGAGTACCATAATCTACATCTTCTTCAGGTCTTCCAACATCACTATCGTCTTTACCGCCTCTAGTTTTTCTAGTATCTCCAGATGAAGATAGTGTAGCCCTATTTTTCTTTTTTATTTTTTCAGCTATTTCATCTTCTGCCTTTGCAGGGTCTTTACCTTCTTGCTGAATCATATCTTGTCTGTAGACTTGTATAATATCTTCAATAACTTTTTCTCGTTCAAGTTCTACTTCATCTTTACTCATCTTCCATATATTTTCATATACCCAATCTTCAGATAACATTTTATTATTCTTTATTGAATCTGCAAGAGATACCTTCTTATCAAATACATCTAATTTTTCTTGTTCTGCTATAGTTGATGGGTTTGTAAGAGTTAAACTAAAGTCAACAAGGTCTTCATCAGTATATCCTTGAGAATATAGATGTACAATTGCTATTTTAGTTAGTTCTGAAACAAAAATTCTTTGGATTCTTTCTATTGTTCTTGCAAATCTAACATCTTCTGCAGCTAGAGTAGCTTTACCTTCTACATTTTCATCATAGCCTAAAAATGCTTTAGGTACTCTAAGACCTGCCATCATTCTGTTTCTTAAATATTCTACATCATCTACGCCTGTCCATTCTAATCCACCTATATCTTCGATAGAAGTATTAGAGTTTCCACCTCTAACAGGTAAATAAAAGTCTTCAATCATGTTTTGTATGTTGAATTTCATATTGTAGTCACCCGTATTTTTATCCATATACGGTACTTTTTTCATTTTATTTATTACCTTCTGCATGTAAGCATCTACCTCTGCAGGTGGAATATTTCCAATATCTATCTTAAAAGCTCTCTTTTGTGGTGCACGCATAATTCTATGAATCATCATAGCGTCTTCCATAAGAGTTAATTGTTTCCAAGTTTTTCTTGGCATTTCTATCATTGACTTTCCGTATGGTAAAAAGTTTGTATCTTGTAATAATCTAAAGTGTGCAACTTCATAATTTTCAAATATTTTATTTCCATTTTTACTTTTACCATAAGCTCCAACAACTCCACCGTAAGTTTCATCATACTGAAACTCAACAGCTTCTGGTCTTTCTGGATCTATACCTTCTTGTCTTGAAACTGCGTATGGAGAAAGTGGATTACAACCTACAACTCCTAGTTTTTCAACAATATGTAATTGAAGGTAAAAGTCTCCATACTTACACATCATTCTAATCCAAGGATATAAATTAAACTCAACATTTAACACATCGTAAAAAAGATTATGTAATATTTGTTGTATCTCTTTCTTACCACTTTTAATTTCTAGTATATCTCCAAACTCATTTTTTAATGTTGATTCATCTGCATAAATATCCAGTGCAGCTGAAATTATAGAGTCATTGTCCATAGCTTCATAATCCTTAAACAGCTCATTTCTAAGCTGATTGAATCCTTGGCTAGGGTCATATACACCTTTACCACCTGGAGTAGAGTGAAGTCTATTATATCTATCAATCAACATGTTAGTTTCTAAATTACCTGCTGATTGTGCTCGTGCTGGATCTATTACTTTTAATTTATTATCACCAACTCTTCTAACTACAGCTGATTGACCTAAAATCTTTTTTAATCTTCCAAATAATGTTTTGTCTGCCATTTTATTTTCCCTATTTAATTAACCATGTCAAATCTTCTCCACCACCTGGAGTATCCCATTTCCAATCTTTATGTTCAGTTTGAGTATACATTCCATCACTTCTGCCAATATTATCTATGGCATTTTTACTCAAATTGATACCGTCATTTCTAAGCTTGAGAGCAGTATCTCTAACCCAAAGTCCTATACCTAACGCCATTACTAAGTCGTCGTTATATCCTTTTTGAGCTTCTGCTCTATGTCCCTTCCAGATAAATACAGCTAGCTCGTCAAGTAGTCTTGTTGACCTGACGATTAGCGATCTTTCTCTAAAATAAATATCAAGTTTCGAAATTAAAAGTGGCCTGGTTTTACTAGATGTTGTAAATCCTGGAGTCATTTGACTTTTATCTTTCAAATCATAACCTTTTTGTATTTGTGTTGTTGCGTCTGTTACACCGTCTTGCTTATATGTATAATATAAATTTTTATACTGTCTATCTATTGCACTTTGAATTGCTCCAAAACCTACACTCGCATTTTCTATTACTAGTAAAGCCTCATTATATTCTGTTGCAACAGTGACTAACATATTACCAAAGTCTTTAGGAGTTAATTGACCTCTAAATTCTGCAACCTGGGTAACGTTATCTATATCCATAACCTGAAAAGTAGAAAAATCTGTTCCATCTCCTCTAGCTACGTCTGCTATTACCATATAATCCTTAGAATAATCTGGATATTCCCAAACCCAATATTCTCCAGATCTACCTCTTCTTTCAACAGGTTCTTGCATATAGGTATCTTTATACCATTGAACTGTTTGTCCTTCAATTACAGTATTACCTGAAGATACAAAGTCACAGTCACATTCTTGTGCGGCCATTTTTGCACCAAGTAATTGTTCTTGTTCATTTCTCCACACCTGGTCTCTTTCAGGATGTAAACTCCAATGCAGTCTAATAGTATTAAATTTATTTCTATTTTCTTCAGCTGCTACCCATGTTTTATGAAAGAAGTTACCTGTTCCGTTTGGTGTTGAAAGAATTATAGCTTTACCACCTGTTGCAAGAGTTTGTTGAGCAGATGCCCATATTTCATCAATCTTATCTATAAATGCGGCCTCATCTATTACTAATAATGAAAGTGCTTCAGATCTACCTGCATCTCCAGAACTAGAAACAGCCTTTATTTGAGATCCATTCTTAAATCTTAATGAAAGTTTATTGTCTTCTACTGTTGTTCCTTTTAACCAGCTCGGTAAATAGTTATGCATTTCTCTAACCTTAGTTACCAGGTTTTTTGCAACCTCTTGTTTAGTTGCAATTACAAGTACATTTTTATCTTCTTGAAACAACATTAACCATAAAGAATATCCTGCAGATAGAGTAGATATACCTAACTGCCTAGACTTCAGTATAATATTATAGTCATGGTCAGATAAATCTTCTAAACTTTGTTCTTGAAAAGGGTATAGTTTGAATGGTATTCTACCCCTCGTTGGATGTTGGATCTGGCAATACTTTTTCATAAAGTATACGGGATCCGAAGCACATCTAGTATATTCTTGCTTAATTATTTGCTTAAGAGATTGTTTTTGTCTCATATATATAAATATATATTTACAACAACAAAAAACTAAAAAATGCTATTTCTTTCTACCTTTTTCGAAACTTCTACCACCGAAGTAAGCACCAATTGTTGTCATTAAAACTAGCTGTAAAAGGTCAGTCCATTTGTCTTCAACTTGAAAGGCAATTGTACCTGCATCTATAAATATCATAAGAACTGTACATACAACTAAAAATATTAAAATCATTGGTCTTACATTTTTTGATAACCATGAATCTGAGTTCATATCGGCTTTCCATCGATCGCTAATATTTTTCTCCATTTCTATTTCATAAGTTGCAACAAGTTCTTTAATTTTTTGAGCAGCTTCTAGTTTTTCTTCTTTTGATGTATGTAAGTCATCTATAACTCCACCTACACCTTTTACTAGGTCAGCGGCTCCTCCTGAAAATAGGCTTGATAATATTCCCATAACAATTTCTCCTTAATTAGTATTCAAATGGAGGTGTTCCATAATCTTTTTGTTGTATTCCATACCAATTTCTACCAACTTGATAATACCACCAACCATATTTTGAATCTTCTATAATCTTAAATTTTCCCTTTGGTAGAGGGGAAGGTTTTTTAGGTGCTCTTGCAATATACTTTAATACTGGCACTCCATCATCCCATGTTCTGTCTGTTTTTCTAGCTTGTACAGATTTTCTATTTTCTGTATTGTGTGCAGTTTCTATTTTAGATCCAGGTATATCTGCTTGAAAACTCTTAAAAACATCTTCTGTTATTATATTTTCATCTAGATCTATTGGTTCAGCTTTTATGGCTGAGTTAAAGTCAGATTCAGCCTTCTGAACTACTTTGTGCATTTTAATAATATCTTGTTTAAGTTTTTCTTTCTTTTTTGGATTCTTTTCTGCAACAAACTTTTTTCTTAATTGTTGTTGTGCAAGCTGAACTTTTTGTAATTCTTCTACAGCCTTTCTAAACTTACGAGTCATAGAAACTTCTAACATGTTTAGAACTTCTTCACTAATTATTTCTTGTAGTCTTTCTGTTTTCATACTTAATCCCAAAATATAATTTTAGTTATTATACCTAATAGTGCTATCCAAATAGACCATATTACTTTTCCTGTAGACTTTCTGAATGCTGTATTTTTGTTTACTCTTGAAATAGTTCCATCGTCTGGTCCCAATAACGTCTTCTTTATCATTGTGAGGTCTGCTTGCATTCGTTCTTGATTATCTTTTATATATTCAACTTCTTGCTTTACAAGCTTTATTTCACTATGAAGATGTTCGTTTGTTAGTCTTGCCATTTTATTTTCCCTATTGATGGATCTATATCATATAAATATAAGATACATTGGTTAGTATCACATATCTTCTAAATGTTTTTTATACTCTAATAATTCTTTTTTGAATTTTGCCTTTATTTCAGCCTTATTTAATCCACCTGACCAATCTTCTATTTCACCAATTTCTGTTACAAAGGTAGGATTATCATCTATCCATGAATTAAATTCTTCAGTTATATCGGCTATTTGTGAGTATTTTGATTTCTTGAAAAGTTCCTTTCTTATATTATCATAAGTTCCATTGTTTCGCATTTGTTGCTCTTCTAAAGTTACACAGCTTAAACATTTTCTATTTACATTCCAATGGTGTTTATCAAACTGTCCTTTCATGATTCCACCACATTCAGGGCAACATAAAGGCATTTTAATAAAATCTCTAACTTTTTGCATTTTAGATATATTTTGTTTTACACCATTTTTTATTGTCCAAATTTTGTTACCTTCTTCCCAAACATCTCCTTCAGATTTTTCTTCTAATCTTTTATATCCTATTTGAGTTTTTACAGATTTGGTATAGTCTCCTTTGACTATATTTCTCATTCTTTGAACTTTTTCTTCGCTTATACTTTTCTTCATAACCTTTCTTAAAACGTCATCATACCAGTAATTTGGTTTACCGGTGCAAATGCTCCTGTTAATTTGTATGTTTTTCCTTTGTATATAAAAACTAGACCTTCACTAGGAATTATAGTCTTAAAACCTCCAATTGAAGCTATCTTTTTTAACTGTTGAGTCATTCTGTTTAATTTTTTAAGGTCTCCACCTTTTCTAACATCACTAATAGCTTTTGCTACTTGTTTTCTTATATTTTGTATTGCTTTATCAGGATTTGCAGCTAAAAAGCCTTCTACATTTTTAAGAACTTCTGCACCTAATTCAAAAAATAATAATTCAAAAGGTAACATATTCTTTTTTACCTGGTCTGCATGTTTCATTTTATCAAACTCTTTTGCTTTTTTAAGAGTTTCTTCATTTGGTAGTGTCTTTTTATCTAATCTAAAAGACTTATCAGAAAATGCCCAACGCTTAACAAGACCCATTTTAGTTTTATTATCTATGCCTTTAATATTTTTGTCGACAAAATCTTCCCACCAGGCTTGGTGATATTCTGCAAATGTAGAAGTATCTTTCATATTATACTTTTTCATAAGTCTATTTAACTTACTAGTAAAGTAAGGTTTTTTTGCCGAATAGTCTTGACTTGGATTCATCTTAAGGACTTTAGGACCTATAATAGAAAAATTCTTTTGTACTTTTTGGTTAACTTGAGCTATCATACCTGCAAGTATTCTTGCTCCATCTCTTACTGCACCAATAGCTTTACCATCTTTATATTTTAATACATTATGAAACTGTAAATATGGAGCGTCATAAGTAATTACATTTGCAGATGCAGGAAACATAATTTCCATGTTTACCCAATGATTACCTTTATTAAATATTTTATCTTGTTGTTTTGGTGAAAGACTACCTATCGCTTTTGCTAAGTCTTTCATGGCAAAAGTAAATGCTTTTTCAATGTTTCCTCTACCCTTAAACTTTGTTGCAACTGCCTTATAGTCCATACCACCACGTTTTAAGTCTCCAGTATTTCTAGCTGCTAGCATTTTATCATTCCAACTAATAAATAGATTTTGACCATCTGTTTTTTCAGTAGCTGATTGTTCTAAGTCTAGATTTCCTTGTAAAGCTAAATCAATAATATTTTTGAAGTCTCCGAACGTAAGTCCTTTATCATCAAAAGGATGTGACATGTGACCATAAGCTCCACCTTCAACTAGTAATATTTGATTAGCTAACCATTGACCTAAATTTTCTTGTATATTTTTTGGTTGTTTTTCAAACTTATTAGGTTCTTTTATCGAATCGCCACTTACATTTTTCTTCTCTTTAGAAGATTCAGCACCCATAAAATCTATAAACTTCATACCTGCAACTTGTGCAACTTTTGTAATTCTTGATTTCCAGTTTGAATATGCTTTTGTTTCTTTATAGTCATTTATATTTGTTGGTGTACCCACACCTGCAACTCCTGCAGGGAAGTATGTTACGCCTTGAGAATAGTCTCCAGTATTTTCATCTTTAGCTAAATCTAGGATATTAGAATCATCTCCTATAATATAATCAAGTACTTCATAGCCAACCATTTCTGCAAATGTTTTGCCTTGTTTTTCATATCCCTTTGGCGTAATAAAATATGTTGGTGGTCCATCATCAACTTCTGCTCCTGTTGTTTGATTGACAGATATTTCTGCTATTAGTTCTGAAAAGTTTATATTTTTACAGAATTCTAATATAGATTCATTAAGCTTTTCTAGTTTACTAACGATTAAATCATAATTTTTAGTATGACCAAATATACCCTTAAATATTTTTAATTTTTCTTTTTTATCTATTGAAGTATCACCTAATGCTTTTCTAATCGCAGTACCACTCATTTCACCATATCCAGGTACATTCATACTTACATGTGGAGCTTCTAGTATATATGCACCATCTTTATATCCAACTTCAGCTTTACCTTTCCATGGCCTAAAAAACTTACCTTTTAATCTTCCAGCATCTTTTTTGCCAAACATAAATACGGCTGCAGTAGTTTTAGGGTCATACTTTTTAAGTATTTCTTCTGCCTTATAAGGGCTTTTTACTTGTACAACTTTAGATATACCATGAGACTTAATTATTTTCTTTTTTTCTGCGAATGAGAATGGTGATTTTGGAAGGTCAACTTTGCCACTTGTTGCTACATAGGCATCACTAAATTTTGACTTAAGAAACCTATATGTTTTTGCATGATGAGCTCCCATAGGTTGAAACCTACCAGGATAGATAGCAACTATGTTTTTAATATTAGAATCTTCTAATAAAATTTGGTCAACAAGATATTCAGTTAATTGTTTCATAATATTATATAAATATAGTTATGATACCCAATAGGACAACTATATAGTTATTTCTCCCGTTGACATTGTAAGTGCACCTAAACTAATTGTTATTTGATTTGGAGTTGAAGCTGCTGCGACGTATGTTATAGTTACAGATATATCATATAGTCGTGGTTGAGTTGAATTTGTCGTTATCCATTTAATCTGCATTCCATTTAGAAAGTCTTCAGTAAACCCAGCATCTGGAGCATATGCAGATAATTCAAAACCAGTGGCTTCTGATTCTGACGTTTCGATGTCGCCAGTAACCAATACAGTATCAGATGAATCTAATAATTGTGCTGTGGCCGAGACCGTTCCTTTACCTATTTGTGATACTTGTAAAGATACCAGAGCCTGTTGAAGTGTTGCGCCAGAAAAAACTGAATAATCACTAACACCTTGTAGGCTGAAAACAAGGGTTCTATTTGCTGATGTAGGTGTAATATGGGTTGCTGTGTCTCCATCAGAAACAGAAGATACTAAAGTATCATCTTCTGATGCAGCTCCAAAATTACCTGTATCTCCCGATACACCGTCTACTGTTATTGCTTGTGTTGCCATATTAGTCGTCTATTTCTTGGTAATATAATATCTCGTATATTTCCCATTCTTCTAATCCACTAAATTCTTCAATTGCATCAATTGCCTCTGCAAGCTCTGCTGCCGTGTTATATGAAGATATATTAGTAGAAACAGTATCAGTTGTTGCAACAGCAACTTCAGACCTGTCTGCGTTATACTTTCTATATGATACGTTATCCTTATTTAAGGATTCCCAAACTGAATATGTTATATGATAATATTTCATAGTTAAAATACCACTATATCTGAATTTCCGTTAATATACATATCTGCAACTCCACCACCTGGTACTGTAGATGCTCCTACTCCACCTCCTACAGCATCTTCCCATGTCCAATAACCTATCAAGTCAGAACTATTGTCATAGTTACCAGAATCACTAGTTAAATCCATTGGTGCACCACCATTATATATTGCAGTTACTGCATCAGCATCTAATTCTGCGTCCCACCAGGCAAAATCATTATATAAAGTTGCTGAACTATTACCCATCTTTTTTCTACCTACATTTAGATTTCCACCAACAATCATTTGTCTTATTTGAGAGGCATCCATTGAAACTGTTCCAGAAGATTGGCCACTTGAATAGAAACCTACTCCACAATCAACTGCATTCCAATATAGCTTTAGATTAGAACTTGCTGCTGAGTCACTTGATCCCTTTGTAACTGTTATCATTGTAAAGTCATCATCTCCAACGTTACCTCTATTAGCTGCACTCCAATAAGTAGAAGCTCCACCTGTTCCACCTCCAGTATGTAGGCCTGCTGCTACTCTTGCTGTATTATAGTTTCCACTGGGTGAATGAAATAACCAAAAATTCTGCTTGAATGTATGGGTAACTCCGTCTTCTTTATCTCCATATTGTGCATACATTCTATTGTTTGATTCATTGTAATAGATTCTAAAATAATCATTTGTACCTGCATCATTTTCCTTGTTTATGCACATTAAATGTATATTTGTGTTTAGTGAGGAATTCCATCCTACCTTTACCCAAAAACTAACTGACCATGCAGTATCTTGAGTAAAATTAAAAGATGTTGGTAGGTCAGCTCCTCCAGCATTACTTCTATTACCAGCAACTACTGAATCTCCTTTAATTGATGCATAGTTTCCTGAAGTTTCTGAAAAGCCATGTGATAGGGCTTTGGTATTTGCAAACAATTGATTAACTACCTCGTTTACCTTTGCAATAGATGCTTTGGCTAGTGCAGATACCTTATTAACTGATGCTATTGCAAGTGCCGATATTTTACCTATAGCCATTACGCAGTCACCTCTACAAATGTTTTATCTGGGTCAAACCAAATCTGTCCATCACTGGCATCTAAACAATAACCAATAACTCTAACTATATCACCATTACCTCCTGG